CTGGGCCATCTACCCCGCCGGCCTCTGGGCCATCGACGTGAGCTACTACCACAAGCTCCCGCCGCTCTCCGACGACAACGCGGCGACGGTGCGGCTCTTCCAAGCCTTCCCGGACGTCTACCTCTCGGCGGCGATGGTGGAGGCGGAGAATTGGCTCAAGGTGAAGGAGCCCGACCGCGGCCCGTGGCGCGGCAAGCTCGACGCCTACATCACTTCCCTCAACGGCAACAGCCGGCGCAGCGAAGTCTCGGGCGGGACGCTCGTGACGCGCTCGCCTTACAGGTGACGTCATGCCGATCGGCTCACTCAACACTGCGACGCCGGGCTCTGGCGAAGTAGCTGGCACGTCCGGCCCTTCCGAGCTGAAGGGGATCAAGACCGAGATCCGCGCGAGTTTCCCGAACTTCACGGCAGGCAACGACGTCGTTACGAAGACCGCGTCCCAGCTCAACGACGCCCCCCAGAAGGGCGCTTCCGAGACGATCACCGGCGCGTGGTCCTTCATTGGGGACCCAACCAAGAACGGCTGGTCGATCGCGAACGTCAACGAGGCGACCTCGATCGCCAACTCAGCCGTCGCAAGCTATGTCTCGACGGTGCTGAGTTCGGCCGTCGCAGTCCCGGGCGTCTGGAACTTCATCAACGGGCTTCAAGCCTCTGGGCTCACCGCCCCCTCGCCTTCCGGCCTCGTGTCGCTCGCCCTCAGTTGCGGCAACGCAAACGCCTTCCTGACAACTACTGCCGGCTCCATTCAGGTCAGCGCGAACGGGGCGTTCGACCTTGTCGATGGCTCGGCGCTCCGCGTCCGAGACGCAACGTCTGCCGACTCCGCATCTTTCAGCCACGACGGCACCAACTTTCTTGGCGCCTTCGTCGGCACGACAAACTGGCTCATCACCGGCATAAGCAATATCCTGCTTGGCAGCGACACCCTCGCCACGCAGGCATACGCAGCCAACTACACCGTCAGCGCACTCAACAGCCCGCAGACCATCCCGGCTGTCTGGAACTTCTCCGCCGGGCTTCAGTCGGGAGGCGCTTCAGTTGCCACGCAGGCGTGGGCCAACGCCGCGATCGCCGCAGAGCGCTGCTACGGCAAGTGCGACGTCAACATCTCTGGGGCAGGCACCGGGTCGGTTGTTCTTCTCACTGGAACGGCAAACGCCGTCCCGCTGGAAAATGTCACGCACAACAGCGGCGCAGGCACGCTGACCGTTGCAGTCGCCGGCGACTACCGTGTCGTCGTATCCGGGTCAAACGCCTTCTCTGGGGCGACGGGGCTCAATGCAAACTTCGGGTTCATGAAGAACGGCGGCCCCGGGTTCGATACCTCCGTGCAAGTGTCTTCTTCGATCCAGAACTCGATTTCTATCTACGTCGAAAACCTCGTCACGCTCGCTGCAAACGACACGATCTCCCTCGGGATGAACATTCCGGTCGGAGTGAATGTGAGCGGCTCGCTCCGCCTGACCGTGCAGAGAATCGGCGCGTAATGCTCGTCCGCATCCCAAAGCTCGGCTCCGTAGGCGTCCGCTCGACGGACGACTACCCGCCGTCCGAGCTGCCGCCGAATGCCTTCACGTCGTCTGACAACGTCAGCTTCAGTGACGGCTGCGCTCGGAAGATGCCGGGATGGCTGCCGGCTATCAGCGGCTTCACGAAAGACCAGCTCTGGATGCAACCGTGGGAGGACGACGACACCATCTCGATCGCCTTCGGCGCCGCCGACGAGATCAGCACGACGATCAACGGCGTCAACATCGTCGCGGCGACGATCCTCGATCAAGCGGGCGTGGCATCGACGGTGAGCGCCAGCACAGGCTGGCAGTCGGACGTCTTTGGCGGGTTCTGCATCATGAACAACCGCGTCGACATCCCGTACTACTCCAGCGCCTTCGCGACTCCGACGTGGACGTTCCGCGAGATCCCGGGCTGGGGCGCTGCCACGTCACCGGCTGGTGCCGTGCAGAGCGTCCGCAGCTTCCAGAACCATCTCATCGCGCTCGGCGTCGTCGACAACCCCTACACGGTCTTCATCTCCGATCAGGGCAGCCCGGAAGCTTTCCCGACGAGCTGGGACTACGCCGACCCCACGAAGCTCGCTCGGCGATTCCCGCTCCAGTCGAAGGATGGCGCGATCGTCGACGGCGGCATCCTCAACGACCGCTTCATGGTCTACCAGCGCTACGCCTGTGTGGCTCTGGAGTACGTCGGTGGCGCATTCGTCATGGCGGCCCGTCGCGTGCTGGACGTGGGCCTCATCAACCGCGACGCATGGGTGCAGTTCCAGAACTTCCACTTTGTCGTCTCTGAGCGCTCGATCAGCATCCACGACGGCTCACAAGGAACGCGGCCGGACGACGACTACGTCGAGAACCGCTTCTTCGGCGAGCTGTCGGACCCGGCCGCGGTGTTCGTCACGAAGGACGAAGAGAACCACGAGATCCTCGTCTACTACCCGACCGAAGGCTCGGTCCCGAACCGCATCCTCACCTACAATTGGATCGACCGGACGTGGTCATTCGCGACCATCGGCTCCGATGTGCGGCGAATCGTGCAGGGCATCGGCCCCGCTCAGGGTTCGACGTGGGCGCAGCTCGCCTTCCCATGGGAGTCGATCAACCAGACGTGGGCGCAGCTCGCGCGTACCGATCGAAGCACGAAGCTACTCCAGCTCCGCGATCGCACCGTCGACATCCGTGGCAGCTCTTTCACGAAGACGCTCAATGAGGAGATTGTCGCCGCTGTCGACTCTCTCGATGACCTCGGCTGGGACGCCTCCGACGATCTACTGTGGGGCTCTGGAGATTCGGCAGTCGACTACGACGCATGGGTCGAGCGACTGACCATCGACCTCGACGAGCTGACCGGCAACTCCGGCCAGATAAAGTACCTCGACGCCGTCTACTTCCAAGCGTGCGGCGATGGCTCGATCGACATCCAGTTCGGCATCTCCAACTCGCCGCGCGACCCGCCGCGCTGGGGGAAAGTCAGAACCGTCGACCTCGGGACAGAGCTGCGCCGCGAGAAGGTCGACGTGCGCCTCACGGGTCGGTACTTCCACTGGCGAGCCGGCAACTGGCGCGGAGAGCCCAAGCCCGGCGCGTGGAAGATCGCAACCATCGACCTCTCTCTCCAGCAGGAAGGGCTCCGGTGATTCGCCCCTACACCCCCGCGCGCGCCTCCCCGGGCGACCTCGAATCGCTGCGCCGATTCCTCCAGATGGAACTCGACAAGATCGCCGCGGCGTTCGCGCGCGACATCGAGGCCGCGGGGAACGGGCAGCACGGAACCTCGGGCGAGGCCGGGCTTCTGCTGTACGTCAACCGCACTGGCAGCGTGAGCCTGTCGCGGGTCAAGATAGGGCCTGTTGACTCCGCGGGCGTCGGGTTCCGCTCACTCCGCATCGACAACTGAGGGCGCCATGGGACTCTTCGACAACGAAAGCACGACAACGGGAACCCCGTGGGGCCCGCTCCAGCAGCCCACGCTCGGCGGCGTCAACTACATCCAGAACCTTCTCCAGCAGGGGCCGTGGGGCGGGCCGTACACCGCGCCGATCGACCCGCTCCAGACGCAGGGCATCCAGCAGGGCGCGGCGGCGGCCGGCGGCGCCGGCGGCATCGCCAACGCCTACCAGCAGCAGGGGCAGGGGCTCCTCCCCGGGATGCAGCAGGGCTTCGGCTACTTCGGCTCCGCGCTCGCCGGCGGCATGAACCCGTGGGTCACCAACCCGCAGCAGTACCTCGGCATCGCCCAGAACGTCGCGAACAACCCCTACATGGACTCCATGGTCACGTCGGCGCTGCGTGACCCCTTCCGCCAGCTCACCGAGCAGATGCTCCCCGGCATCCGCTCCGGCGCGAACATGGCGGGGCAGGCTGGCGGCTCACAGGAGGCCGTCATGAGCGCGATCGCGAACCGCGGCTACGCCGACCGGGCCGCAGATGTCGGCGCGCAGATGCGCGGCGGCGCGTACTCGCAGGGGCTTGGCTTCGCGAACCAAGCCGCGCAGTCCGATATGGCGCTCCAGCAGGCGGCAGCACAGAACCTCTTCAACATGGGCCAGATGGGCCTCGGCTTCCTCGGGCAGGGCTACGGCATCGGCCAGCAGGGCGCGCAGGACACGTTCAACTGGGGCACGCAGGGTCAGGGGCTCCAGAACCAGCAGCTTCAGGGTCAGATGGCGCAGTTCATGGCCCCGTGGGAACTGGCGAAGTCCTACGGCTCCTACATCAACCCGCTCGCCGGCAGCCTCCAGCAGCGCACCAGCTCGCAGGATATGCTCCCGGCCTACCTGCTTCAGGGGCTCGGGCCGATCCTCTCCGCCGGCGGCGGCGCCGCGGGTCAGTGGCTCTTCGGCACCCCGGGCGTCAACGGTCAGCCCGGCACCCCGGGCAACCTCGGGAGGCTCCTCGGCAAGATCCCCGGCCTCGGCGGGATCTTCGGGGACGGTTAATGCGCGGCCTCGCCCCCCTCAGCTCGCCGGCGTGGTATCGGGGCTTCGACCCGATCGCCGTCCCGTGGGGCGAGGGCGACGACTCCATGGGGCTCGGCCTGCCCGACATCCTGTCCTTCGCCAGACAGCCGCAGAGCCCGCAGGGGGCAGGACAGGGCCCCGGGAGCGGTCAGGGCACGGGCGGCGGGACTTCGAGCGGCAGCGCCGGCGGTAGCGCGTCCGGCGGCGCCACGTCCGGCTCACAGACCGGCGGCGCGTCAGGGCCGCCCACGGGCGGCGGTACGCTCCCGCCAGTCTGGCAGCCCGGCGGCAGCCTGCCGCTCCCGCGCAGCTCGACCGGCGACATCGACTGGGGGGTCATCGGCGGCGTCCTCGGGTGGCCGGCGGCCGGCGACAGCCCCACCGACCCGACGAGCGACTTCCCCGTCCGCGAGGGCGCCCCGGCCGCCCCCTACCCGGGGACGCCGGCCGGCACCTTCGGGGTCGAGGGCGACCCGGAGAGCTGGGGCGACGCGGAGTGGCAGGAGTGGCAGCGCCGGCGCGGCGAGTGGCAGCGCTGGTGGGAGGCGAACCGGGTCGGCGCGGCCGACGGCGGCGGCCTCGGCGGATCGTCTGGCGGCTCGACCGGGTCGGCCGGCGGCGGCTCTGGTGGCGGCGGCGGAAACGGCCAGCCGACCACTCCGCCCCCGCCCTTGCCGCCGACCGACTGGGGGTTCGGCATCGACATCCCGGACGCGGCCTTCGATCCCGACGTGGACGCGATCGTGAAGGGCATCGGCGCGCTGCCCGACATCATCGGAGGTTCCACGGGGAACATCCCGCAGTTCATGCCCGGGGAGGTCGGCGGCGCGCCCGCTGGCGGCTCGGCGGCGGGCAACTTCGGCAACTTCATCGCCCGCCTGAAGGCGATCCCCGACATCCTCGACTTCAAGGAAGACCCTCGTGGCGCGTTCACCGGCGCCATCACGCTTGCCAACCCGGCGGCCGGGGCGCTGGCCGGGGGCTTCCTCGCGCTCTCCGACTGGGTCAACGCCGGCAACAGCGGCGCCCGTCAGGACCGCCGCGACGAGCTGAACGAGCGTGGCCGGATGATCGCCGACCCGGTGATGGGCGCCTTCTGGCGCGAGCTGGGGCGCGACCCGGAATGGGTTCTCAACGCCCGCTCTGGCGTCGGCTCCGAGGACGCGCAGTTCTATGGCGACTGGGCCGGTTGGCTCGGCTCATCCGGCGTCGGCGGCCGGCCAGACACCCCCTTCCAGAACTTCGGCGGCATGGCGCCGCAGGACGCCTACCGCGCGATCGGGCAGTCGCTCGTGGACTACTACGGCACGCTCTCGCCGGAGGCGCAGCAGTCGCTTCGCGGGCTCGGCTCTGGCGAGTACGCTCCGCGCGCATTCCTCCAGAACAACTTCGGGTGGGATCCTGAGCAGCCGGCGCCCAACCTCGGCGGGTGGGGCGCCAATGCTGGCGACCTCTCTGGGTTGGAATACCTCTTCAACGAGATCAGCCCGCGGATGATGGGCACGCAGAACGCGCTCCTCACGCAGCCTGACGAGTGGACCGATTGGCTCGCTGGATTCCAAGGGCTCCGGCCCAACGTCGCGATCCCCCAGCCGACGACGACGCTCGACGCAATCCGCAACTGGGAAGCGTGGCGCGCGCAGGCGGAGCAGAACTTCATAAACCTCGGGAACGGGTATCCGTGATGCCGTACCAGCCAGCCTTCATGCAGGGCCCGCAGCCGGTCCTCGACTCGCGCACGATGCCGCAGCAGGGTCCGCCGATCCCCGCGGGCGTCCTCGGCTCCCCGCAGCAGGGCCCGCCGATGCCGATGGGGCAGCCGCAGGGAAGCCCCTTCGGCGGGATGCCGCCGGGCATCGCCGCGGGCCTCGGCATGGGCCCGCCGTCGCCCGTGCGCCCCGCCTTCGATCAGTGGGCGCAGCGGATGCGCGAGATGACGCCGAACCCGCGCGGGCGCGGCTGGCAGTACGCGCTCGGCTCCGCGCTCCTCCCGGCGCTCGTCGGCAAGCTCGCCGGCGGCTCCGGTCGCGAGGCGCTGCTGTACGGCGTCGGCTCGGCGGCCTACAACTTCAACAACCAGCTCGAAGACTATCGCGAGATCGAGCGGCGCATCTCCGAAGCGGAAGCCGGCCTGCCGCAGGCGCAGGCGAGCTATGACCTGTCGATGGCGCAGACGGGCGCCGCGCAGGCGAAGACGCTTCGTGACCTCGGGCTCACCGGCGCCGACCCGGGCGGCAAGGCGCCGTTCTCTGGCGAACTCCAGAAGGGCCGCAACGGCAATCTCTGGCGCTTCAACACCCGCAACGGCCAGCTCGAAGACACCGGCGTCCAGTTCTACGAAACCCCCACGAAGCCGTCGATGAAGGCCATCGAGACGATCGACCCCGTCACCGGCCGGCCGGCGACGGTCTTCGTGGACGCGAACAGCTCCGGCGGGCAGACCTTCGTGAAGCCGCCATCGGCGACCGAGATCACGCAGGGCGACAAGGCTGTCGACACGCTGGCGAAGCTCGACGCGCGCCAGCAGTCCTTCAACAACCAGCTCTCCGGCATCACGGAGATCGTCACTCGCGCAAGCGGCGACGTCGGCGACGTGACGTCCGGCGCGCTGGCGACGCTCCTCCAGAAGACCGGCATGAACGTGCCCTACGAAGACCTCAAGGGCGACATCGAGACGCTACAGGGCAACCTCGCGTTCCTCGAACTCAACAACATGAGGCAGAACAGCCCGACGGGCGGCGCGCTCGGCAGCATCACGGAGCGCGAGCTGACGCTCCTCGCCTCGACGGTCGCCTCCCTCAGCCAGCGGCAGAGCCCGGAGCGCCTGAAGTCCAACCTCCTCAAGGTGCAGAGCCACCTCAACCGGATCGAGGCGCTCATGGCGCAGGACTTCGAGAACCAGCGGCAGCAGCTCGCTGCCCGGGCCGCGCGCGCGGCGCCCGGCGTTCCCGCGGCACCGCAGGCGGCTCCCGCGCGGCCGAACCCGCAGCCGACGCCGACCGGGGCGCCGACGTGGAACGTCCTGCCGAACCAGCCGCCGCGGAAGTCGGCGAACGACTACCTCAACGCGGTGGGCCAGTGATGCTCCCGCACTACCGCCACAACGTCGCGCTGTTCTTCAAGGGCTTCCGCAAGCTCGACGAGATCAAGCTCTTCGAGGGGTGGAACACGCTCTTCTTCGGGCTGCTGTACGCGCTCAACTACGGCACGCACGTCATCCTCTGGGGTGGCGCTGTCGTCTCGTGGTCGCGCTTCAGCTACGAGAACCGGAAGACCTACAAGATGGCTCGCTGGGTCGACTGGCTCCTCAACGCGGTCGACGACGACCACGGCAAGGAGGCTGGGAAGGCGCTGTGGGGTTCCGTTCCAACCCCCTCCGCGGAAGCACGGATCGTGCGGGCCTTCTGGATCGTCCTGACCGTTGCTATCCTCGCGTGGGCGTACATGAGGTGGTTTCGTGACCAAGGCTGAACGTATTCAGCAGGCGATGCGGGCGGCCAAGGCCGACGGGAACGAGCCGGCCTACATGGAGCTTCGTCAGATGCTCGCGGACGCCTACCGCGAGGAGAACGTCGGCGCGGCCACGTCAGGCATGGGAACGGGCGAGCGGGTCGCCGCGAACCTCGGCGCCGGGATGATGGATCTCGCCATGGGCGCCCGGCAGTCGCTCGGCATGGCCTCCGGCGAGGACGCCCGGCAGAAGGCGCTCATCGACGCCGAGCTGGCCGAGTCCACGACCGGCGGCTCGGCGCTTCAGGTGGCCGGCAACATCCTCCCCACCCTCGCCCTGCCCTTCGGCGCCGGGATGCGTGGCGCGGCCCTCGGCGGCGGGCTCGTGGGCGGCCTCATGCCGACCCAGAACGACAACATCGCCGCCGGGAAGCTCCAGAACATCGCCCTCGGCGCGGCCGGTGGCGCGGCCGGCCAGAAGGTCATGGACGTTGTCGGCCCCCGGCTGGGTTCCGCGCTGGGCTCGACACGGGACTTCTTCGTGAGGCAGGGGCTCTCCACGGAGGGGCTCCGCCAGCGGCTCGCCGAGCGGATGTTCATGCGCGAGGCCGGCGATCCCGCGGCTGCTGCGGCGTCGGTTCGCTCCGGCCTCTCAGCCGAGATCCCGGGCGTGATGCCGACGACCGGCCAGCTCCTCCAGAACCGCGCCATGCTCGGCGCAGAGCGCGCCCTCCGCGAGTCGGGCGGCGAGGCCGGCGTGCCGTTCCGGGCGACGCTCGAAGCGAACAACGCGGCACGGCTCGGCGTCCTCCGGCAGGGGCTCGACGTGGATCCGTCGACGATCCGCGGCCCAGCAAGCAAGCAGTGGGATCAGAACTTCGCGAACCTCCGCCTCCAGCCCGGCGGCGCCGACCCGAACGACAAGGTCAAGGCGCTGCTGTCGATGTACCAGAACAAGATGGCCGGCAGCAGCGACTCCGTGCTGAAGGTCTTCGACAACCTGAAGCGGAAGTGGGCCGAGATCCGCGCCCTCCCGGAGAGCAAGCAGCTCGACGCGATCCACAAGTTCCGCATGACGAGCATCAACCAAGTCATCAACGAGACGGTTGGCTCCGACCGCAACACGGCCAAGCTCATCGCGCGGTCGCTCATCCCGTTCAAGCAGGCGCTCGATCGCCGCATCCAGAACCGGCTCGCTTCCGGCGACTGGCGCGGCATGATGCAGTCCTACAGCCGCGATATGACCCGCGCCTCACAGGCGGAGGCGGGCCGCGGGGTGCTTCGTGACGCCGAGGGCGTGGCGACGCGGATGTCGAGCGGCGACCCTTCGCTTCAGTCGGCGCGCAGCACGATCCGCAACGCCCTGTCGCCGGACAACGCCGTGAACGACTTCGGGGACGACACCTTCAACGCTGGCGCGCGCGACACGATGGAGTCCGTCCTCTCGTCCCTCGACCGCGAGAAGATGGCCTACGCCCCGGATGTTGGCCCGATGGGCTCGGCGACCGCCGAAAACCTCGCGGCCATGCAGGCGTTCGGCCGTCCGGCGATGAAGAACGTGACCCTCTCCGACGCCGCGGCGATCGCGGCCGGCGCCTTCGCGAACCCGCTGGTGGCCGCTGGCGTGGGCTTGCAGCGCATCGCCGCCCACCGGGCGGAGCGCGACATCGCCCAGCGGCTCATCACGCTTTATCGTGACCCAATCGAGGCACTGCGCGTACTCGATCGGCTCGCCATGCCCGCGCAGAAGAAGCAAGCCGTCGCAGCAGCTCTTGAGGGGTTGCTGCAAGAAGGTCCGCGGCGGCTGGGTGTCGGCGCTGGAGCCGGAGCAGCAATGGCGATGCCGCCAGCATTACTGAGCGCACAGTAAGCAGCATCACGAGGAGAGCCAGCGGGCGGAGTGCGGCAGCAAGCACGATGCTCATGAGGACGCAGTATGGCACGGAAGACAATCACCCAGCTCACCCAGCTCAGTCGCGCCGGCGCCAACCGGAAGACGGACCTCATCCCCGTTTGGGACGCCGACGCCGCCGTCACCAAATACATGACCCTCGCCGATGCGATCGCCAACCTCGGCGTAGTCGACCTCCGCGACTGGGACATCGATTTCACCGGCGCCACGAACGAAGCCGTCGACGTGCAGGCGTGGCAGGATCAAGCCGCTGCCGACGGGCGTATCGCAGTCGCTCCCCCGGGCGTCATCGGGCTTGGCGCGAAGGTGACCTTCAAGGCGCCGACCATCGGTGCAGGCGGAGCGTACTACGGGGCTCAGAACCCGATCCCGGCTTCCGCTGCTGTCCCCTACACGGCCTTCAAGAACACCGCGATCAACGACGGCTCGTGGATGATCGACGTCGCGACCACGGCTGGATCGCAGAGCAGCTTCGGCTTCCTGAAGGGTTTCCGCCTTCACGCCGGCGGGCTTGACGTATCTCTCCTGCGCGTACTGAGCCTCGACAGCACGCCGCTTGGCTTCTCGTGGGAAGAGGCGATGGCCGACGACATCGTCGCCTACGGTGGCCGGGTGAACCTTGAGTTCTTCGGTTACTCGCTCATCCTTCGCCGGCTATTCAGCCGCGCGGCAACGATGTCTGCCTGCCGAACCTACCTCGCGAATGCTCTCATCGTCGAGGGCGGATGGTACGGAGCAGCGAACCGAACCGCATGGGAGTTCGAGCTGTTCACATGGCGGAGCGCGTCCGGGGAAACGATCGGCTCAATCACCTTCGACCATCCTGTTTTCCAGAGCCGCGATGCTGGCGGACTCGGTAACGGGCTGCGTATCGCGGAGGGTTGCAGAAGCGTCGTCCTGAAGACTTACCATGAGTCGCACAACGGCGACGAATCGGGCGGCGGCATCGCCCTTCAGGTCGGGATGAACCGCGCGTGGCACGAGAGCGGGACGATCCCTACGGCCGTAAACATCGCGACGACAGACTCGCCGTCGAACGACCCTCGCTACGCTGTCATCGGCGTCGACCTCACAGGCATGAAGGGCGGCGTTAATTCCGCTTGGAGCCTTCTCAATTCAAACGAGAGCGATCGCGGGCTGCTTTCTGTTGGAGCGCAGCCGGGCCCTCGGTATCAGTTCGGCAACGTCCGTGGGATCAAGTGGCACAAGTCGGCGAGCCTCGGCGCGCGCCACGTCGAATACTCGCGCTTCTCTCGCGACATCTCTGGCGGCCCAATCAGCAACCAGATGGCGGCCCCCACAGTCACGAACCCACTGACCACCACGACCGCCGGCGTTGCCGGCGGAGTTGCCGTCATCCCGGTGGCAAACACCACCATCTTCACGGCGTCTCGTAAGGTCTACGTCACGCTCGTCGCCCTGACTGGGCGCAGCGCAGTCCACGAATCTGACATCGCCTCGATAAGCCCCGGCGTCTCCATCACCCTCTCGACTCCGATCCCTTCGGACAGGTCCGTCGCGTCTGGAGCTGCGGTAGGCCACAACCTGCTTGACCGCGAGTACGCTCTTATCTCGACGCTCGACCCGCTGTCGCGCGGCGGAGAGGAGGCTCTCAACCTCATCCCGCCGGGCAATTTCCTCGGATCAGTCACGACCGGCACGACCGGCGGTAGGCTCCGCGGAGTCGCGGAGGCTTACACAAACTTCGCTGACGGCAGGATGGAGTTCGCGACGGACTACAGTGTCACGCGGATGGGGCGCCCAACCCTGCGGCTTACCCGCCGCGGAGCCGCCGTTCCGGGCACGCAAGTCTGCCGGCTCTGGGCGTACCCGTGGGGCCACGACGTCTTCGCTCCGCGCGCGATCGGAGTGCCCGTGGTAGTTGCCGGCTGGATCATGGTCGACGACTCCCCCGGCTTCGCTTCGACGACCTTCACCAGCGGGTCGACTCACGACTCGCCCTTCGTCGGACTTGCGTACAGCGACGGTGTCACCGAGAACTTCCTTAACAGCAGCTTCTCGTTCACCGGGACCGGCCGTTACTTCGTCCCCTTCCGATGGATGCCGTTTCTCTTTGAGTACGTCATCAACGCTCCGACCGTGACGAAGCTCGGTATTAACCTTCTCCCCACGGGCGGCGGCTACTCGTGGTCCGCTGACGGCTCCGCGTGGTTCGACTCTCTGGGCATCTTCGTGAACCCGCGCAACTACGACGCTATCCGCGAAGGGCTCTACCAGCACAACCCCGGCGCCGGATGGTTCGAGAATGGTGCGTTTCGCGCTTCCGCCGCAGCCACTCCTTCGAGCGCGAACACACAGATCGGCAAGGGCGACATCTTCTGGAACACTGACCCCGCAGCCGGCGGAGCCGCCGGCTGGATTGGCGTCGCGAACGGCGCGCCGGCGTCGAGCCTGAAGCAGTTCGGAGTGATCGCACTGTGACAAACCCAATCCTCGCATCCCACCTCAGCAGCCTTGCAGAGGATATTGGAGACGCCGCGCGCGTTGTCGATGTCACGGACAAGGGAGTCACCGGGAACGGATCTACAGATGACGCAACCGCGCTCAACGCCGCGCTCACGGCTCTGGAAGCTGCCGGCGGTGGCGTGGCATTCGTCCCCGGCTCCGCTCAGGTGCGCGTTACCAGCAAGATCACTGTCCCTCCGACCGTGACCCTCAAGATGCACCCGGGGGCCGACATCATCATTGACGCCGACGTGGACGGCATCGAGCTTCGCGGAAACCGGCCGAGCGCTTCTACCCCGTCATTCGGTGGCGGCTCTCGTCTTGTGGGCGGTCGAGTGATCGTCAACCAAGCGAGCTACAGCAAGTCTGCGATCGTTCTCGACGGAGACAGGACGGGCGGAGAGCGCTTCCATCGTCGCGGCAACGCAGGCATGGATCGCGTGATCCTTCAGGCGCGCGCCGGCGCCCCGTTCGGCACTGCCATCAAGCTCAAGGCGAACGCGACAGGGTCAGTCGCCGCGGCTCTTCAGTGGCTCTCCTTCCTGCGCCTGAACATCATCGGGTGGGAAAACGGCATTCACTTCGATGTGTCCGAGGCAGACTCCGCCTTCGTCGGGTTCATCAACGGCAACTTCTTCAGCCATATCTTCATGGAGGGCTGTAAGAACTTCCTTCGCTTCACGCTCAACAAGAGCGGCAGCGGAGTCGCGGATCTTTCGCTCAACGCCTTCGCGTCCATCATCGCTCAAGCGACGACCGTGTCCGAGAAGTTCATTCTCGTCGACGGCAACAATACGGACGCCGCCCAGAGAAACCACTTCCTCGGCATGGAGGTATTCGACTGGGATTCCGCGCCTGCCGCTTCCGCAACAGCCGTTGAGCTGGCGAGCGCGTCCAACTGGCGATTCACGAATGTCGGCGGGCTCGACACATCGCACTTCAGCATGGATGAGTCGCTGGGGAACTTCATCGTCGACGACCAGCTCCGTCTGCACGGAGGTTCTGAGCTTCCGACTCTGCCGGGCGACTTCGAGAACCAGATGCGCCTGTGGCGGAACACGGCCAACAAGAAGTTCGGGCTCGTGGTGTCCGACGGCGCGCGCTGGCTCCCAGTCGTCGGGACGAGCCCGTCTCGCGAAGACTTCACCGTCAACACGACGTTCACGACGGCGATGCTGTGCAGCCGCCAGCTCTACGGGCAGTCCGCTTCGGCCGCCGACAATCCGACTGTCTTCGACATCGGCACCAACGCAAGCCCGGGGTGCGAAGTCCACATTCAGCGCCGCCACGCGACCACTCCGCTCCGTCTGGATGTCGGCGCGCGTGTCATCTACGATAACTTCGCTGGAACCGTAAGCACGTCCGGCCAAGACCTGTCTCTCGACTCGCAGTTCGCGGAGGTCATCCTCCGTTGCGTCGAGAACAACAACTGGGCTGTCGTCTTCAAGCGCGGCACACTGAGCTACGTTTAATGGCAACACTCCCTCCCGACTCCGGCGTCAACCTGACCACGTCGACGCCGACGACGCCGCAGACGCGCGACGCAGACTTCTACACGCAGACGCCGCGCCGGGCGCGCATCCGATTCTGGCGGCGCAACGATGGGTCCGATACCGTGTGGGGCAGCGGCACTCCAGCCAACGCCATCACCGACTTCGGCGGAGCCACCGTCACCGACTTCGGTGGCGCAATCATCACGGACTTCTGACCATGCCACAGATCGACGCTCTTTCCTCCCAAGGGCAGGCCGCAGTCAAGGGTTACGTCGTCGTTAAGTCGACGGTCGCCAGCGAGCTTCGCAATACGGTGACCCTTGAGAAGACGACGACTGCTGGAGCCGCTTACTCGGGCCTTCAGGACTTCACCATCGACGCTGGCGGCGGCGTTCAGAACAGCCGCTACGACCCTGTCATTGCCATCGGCTACAACGTCGACGTGACCTCGGCCGTCAAGAACTCCGGCGACGTGTCGGCGGGCTGGTGGACGGAAGCGGACTACGACACCGGCACGAAGCGCCTAGTCGAGTTCTACTGCCAGTACCACCCGGCGGTCGGCACTGAATGGACCCGGCCGTTCTTCGCCGCCGTAGACCGCGCCACCGGCCGGACGACGATCACGACGATCATGGCGCCGTCGGACACGACGCCGATGACGATCCATCGCGACACGGCGAAGCCGGACAACACGAACTGCTTGGTCGACATCAGCGTCGGCGGCCTCGTGTTCTATCCGCAGGACGGAACCACGCCGGCGCGCGTTGACATCCGCGGGCGCAACAAGGCCGGCACGGGCGCTCTAGGTGGCGTGCTGAACCTCGGGCACACGGCGGTCGACAACGTGTTTTCTCTGTTCCCCATCGCCACTACGATCGTCGAGGCACAGATGGCGGGCCAGCGATGGTGGAAGGGGTACATCCTCAACACCGGGTCCAACCGAATCGGCAACCTCAGCCTCGGTCAGGACAACAACTCCGCTCTCCTGTCGGTGTCTCCGGGCGGCCTTGGGTGGGACAGTATGCCGGTGCTGGAGGTCCGAAAGGGCACCCGCACAGGGTCCTACGCGCTGCGCATCACCGAGGACGGCGGCACGGTCGAGCGGTTCGTCATCGACACGAACTGGAACGTTGAGATCGGGCAGAAGGCAAACCTCGCCACCAGCGCCACCAACGGGTTCCCATACATCCCCGTCATGACGGACCAGCCGTCGGGGACGCCCTCGGCGAAGACTGGCCTTCGCCCGCTGGTGATCGAGGAAGACACGGCCAATGGCCAGTATCGGCTGTGGTCCTACCTGAACGGTGCGTGGCGTGGCGTCAATCTGGTGACGAGTCCGTGATGAGCAATCCAATCAAGCTGGAAGCAGAACAAGTCCTCGCCGAGCAGGTGCGGATTCTCACCGCGCGCCTCGCAGACGCAGAGCTGCGCGCATCTCAGGCGCAGGCGGCGGCGAACATTCTCGCGGCCAAGCTGTCCGAGCTGACGGAGCCGCCGGCCGTCGAAGAGTAGGCCCGGCCAGTGGTAGAAAAAGGAACAAGAATGGATCAGCTACAGGAAGAGCTGGTGGCGTGGCTCGCCGCCGGGTTTATGGGGCTCGTCGGAGTCGGCTCTTCGGTTGTGGCTTGGTTCCTGCGGACCTTCCTGTTCGATCGCGTCAAGAACCTTGAAGACGAGCTGAAGAACGTGAAGGAAGACTCGACTGCCGCGCTCGCGATCGCCGTAGACGGGCTTCGCATCGAGGTCGCGCACACTGGCGAGAGTCTCCGCAAGGAAATCTCCGCGACGCGACTGGAGATCAAGCAAGACGTCGCCATGTACCTTGAGGCACTGAAGAGGCACGCCCAGTGAAGGACAAGCCCAACATCGTCGCGGTCGGCGTCATCGGCGGCGTCGCCATCGGTGCGCCAACGGCGCAGATGCTCCTCTGGCTCTACAAGAGCATCCTCGTGCCGGACGGCTGGCCGCCGTTCGACGCTGAGACAGCCACGGCGTTCGGCAGCCTCGTCACCGCTCTGGTTGCGACGATCGCCCAGTGGCACGACCGCCAGCAGAAGCGCGCCACCGGCTACGTCGTCACGAAGTACGCCGACCAGATGCCGGGCCGGCCGCCCGATGCATGATCGACCCTCGTGTCATTGCGATTCTTGTCGCGGCTGTCTTCGCTGCTGGCTCGTGGCTCGGCTTCAGGATGGGAAAGGCCGATGGCGACCGCGAGGTGCGGCGGATGTACGAAGCCGCCGCGAAGGTAGTCCGCAAGAGGGAGTCCGATGGAGCGACCGAACAAAGCCGCCTTCTGGAGCGCATCGCTGACCTTGAGCGTCGCCCTGTGCGCCGGGTGTACGCCTGTCCCGATCCAGTGCCCGGAGCCGCCCCCGTATCTGATTCGGCCAGTGGACCCGAAGGAGCTGGCGGAACTCGACTCGATCTTACGCCCGCCCTCCTCAACTGCGAGCGGCGACTCCTCCAGCTCGACGCCCTGACGAGGTGGCACGATGCGGCGCAGGACTGACTACATCGTCGTGCATTGCTCTGCGACCCGCCCGCACCAAGACGTCGGCGCGGCGGAGATCCGGCGCGACCACAAGGCGCTTGGCTGGACCGACATCGGCTACCACCGGGTCATCCGGCGCGATGGTCGCATCGAGAGCGGGCGGCCCGTGCTGGCGATCGGTTCGCACGCGAAGGGCTTCAACGCGCGCTCCATCGCCGTCTGCCTCGTCGGCGGGCTCGATATGGGCCTGAAGCCCGCGAACAACTTCACCCCGGCGCAGATGAGGTCGCTCCGTGAGCTGGTGGCCGCGTGGAAGCGGCAGTGGCCGAACGCCGAGGTGCTGGGGCACCGGGATCTCTTCGGCGACACCAACAAGGACGGCGTCATCGACCGCCGCGACTGGCTGAAGGAGTGCCCCTGCTTCGACGTCAGGGAGTGGTGGGCTGGTACACCTGAAGGCCGGGGAACGGCTCGAACTCCAGCCGCCCCGTGAGCCCGCCGAGGCGGCGCTCAAGCAGGGAGGCGTGTTCCTTGCGGTAGTGCGCGGCGATCTCCTTCCTGAGCTTCGCCGTCGTCGGATAGATCGACAGGTGCAGCTTGCGGACCCACTCCAGCCGCTCGGCCCCCATGTGCGCGATCGCCCAGTCGCGGAACTCGACCGGGTTCGCGCCGAGGTACTGGTGGCAGGCGTAGCAGTGGGCCACCGCGTTCATGGGGTGCCATCGTGTCGCCTTGTGGATGCGCCCGAAGATGTGCGAGCAGTGGAGCCCCATCGTCCCGGGCTCGTACTGCTTGCGGCAGCGCTCGCACGCCCACTCCGCGCGCTCGCGCACGCACTTCGAGAACCAACTGTCAGCCGGGTCGATATTCACGGCGCCTCCGTCGGATGCCCGGGCCGCGGAACTTCACGGCGTAGTAGATGCAGAACTTGGTGACCCCGTAGCGGGCGGCGATCTGGTTAAAGCTCATGCCCGTCTCGCGAAGGATGGCGATTTCGAGAACTTGGGCGTCGGTGAGCTTCGCCTTCGGGTTCTTCTCGCCCGCGAGGGCGTCGGAGATGCGCCGCCGGGCGTCTGCCGACTGGGGTGTGCCCCTCACCGGCATAGCGTGATGCCCCCGCCCGGCGCATTGTGCCACCGGACGGCCGGGTCGGGGTTCCCGGTCACCGTCTCCCCGGGGATGGGGCTGCCGCAGTAGGCCCCGGGCTCCACGGAGCCCAACAGGAAGCCCGCCATGGCCGTCAGGTCGAGGGGGGCGCTACGGGAGGGCTCCGTGTGGACGATCGCTCGGTAGCGGGGCCCTCCGAGCGTCTGCGGGAGGCTGGCGCCCGCCGGCGTGGAGCCGTGGCACTGGGCGACGTCCTCCGGCAGGGCCCGGCCGGGCTTCCCCCGCTCCCAGAGGTCGAGGAAGGCCGCCCCGGGGTTCAGGAGCCCGGCGAGCCAGCGCTCCCGGTTGCCGGTGACCGTCCACCGAGCCCCGGTCGCCTTGTCCACTACGCAGACAAGCTGCCGGGCGCCGTCGGCCGACTCGACGAACCGCCACGAGTCCTCAAGCCCGGCCCACTCCGGCAGGTAGCCCAGCGCCTTCAGGGTCGAGAGGTAGCCGACGGCCTGCCAGTAGGGGGCGGGCCCGGACTGGGCCTCACTCGTCGTCGTCGCCAGAATCGCGATCGTCGTCGCGGCGATCTTCCTCGCGCTCACGTTGACCTCCGAAGTCGAGAGAGGGCCATGGGGCGGGCTGTTCCGCGTAGCTTACCCATGGGCGGCCGTCCGGGTCGACGGTAATCGTGACGTCCGACCGCGGCGGCGTCTGGGCCTGCGCCTCGCACGAGCGTAAGCCCAGCCACCAGACGCCGACGCAGACGGCCGCCACCAGCAGGGCCGGGTCGGGGCGCTTCACAGTCCCTCCCCCTTGATCCGCCGGGCCAGCAGGACAGCAATCTCCGGGGCCCGGCGGAAGTTGGCCGCGTCCGGGCTCTTCAGCCACGAGCGCAGGGTGTGGATGGAGACGCCGAGAGCATCGGCGAGCGCCTGCCGGGTCCACCCCAGCTCATGCGCGATGCGCCGGATCTCCGCGTTCGCGGGCGGCGTTCGCGTGCGCTTCTGCTTCATCGAGAACTTCCTTCGCGCGGGACGAGATGCCGAACACCCGGCCCGCGCGCCGAAATGTCCGAAGCTGCTTGCGCGTCGCCACGCCGAGCTTTTCGATCGGGTCTTCGAGAGGGACGTCTTCGACCCTCACACCAGACTCCGTGATGAGGACGAGGTGCCGGTACTTCCGGCCCTCGCCGCCATCCAGTGCGGAAACATACCGCGAGCCGTCATGCCAGCGCACGATGTTCATGCCCGACCCTCCGCCTTGGCGATGGCCTCTTCCGCGACCGCGACCGCGACCGGCGTGCGGCCGTCCAACGGACGCGGGTAGGCGTGGACGATGTACCGCAGTGCCGCCAGCAGCTCGGGAGCGGCGGCCAGCAGCGGCCCCCACTCGTCGGCTCGCGCCGAGTCGGTGAAGGTCGCCACCCGGGCACGATCCGGGGCGGGGCCGTTGATCCCGCGGCCGTCATAGCTGAGGGACGCCATCACAGCACCTCCGTCCGCACGGTCGAAACCTCGATGCGCTTCGTGTGCGCGGCGATGAGCTGGTGGCTCGGGCCGAGCTTCTCGGCGACGGCCTTCCAGTCAACGACGACGCGCTCGGAGACTCGCGCCGAGACGCGCCACGAGTTGCCGTCGAAGACGCCCCAGCCCTGCCCGACGATGCGCTCCTTCAGAGCCTCGCGGCGCTCTTCGAGCCGCTTGATCTGCCGGACCACCTCGCCGTACTCGTCGACCTCGGCGGCCGACAGCCTCTCCAGAACCTCGCTCATGACTCACTCCCTTGTGGGCCGCACCGTGCGGCATGGGAGGGAGTATGGGGCTGGGGGTACAGGGTGTCAACCCCCCCCCTACTCCTCGGTCGGGGGCGGGGCTTCCTCGGGCTGGGGCTGCTGCCGCCGGCGGATGGCCGCGGCGACGGCGGCGGCCTTGGGGGCCGCCTCTGGGGCGGCCTCGGCCTCGAACCAGTCCGCGGGCGCGCTCATGCCGTCCCGGATGCTCTGGTAGATCCGGCGGAGGCGGAGGTACTGGGCCGGAGTCATGGACTCGATGTGGCGCTGGATGAGCGCCGAAATCTGCGAAGCGCCGACGCCGATCTCGGCGAACGCGGCGACCATCTTCGTGACGATCTCCGGGGTGATCTCCACCTTCGTCTTCACGGTCACCTCGCACTGCGCGACCGCAGCCTCGATGACGTCGCCCGGGATGACGGCGAGGATGCACGCGCGCAGGCGGCGGGCGCCTTGGTTCGCCACCATCTCGTAGATGTCGCGAGGATCTTCGAGCCGCTTCGTGCCGCTCTTCGTGTGGCGGACGTGCGTGACTTGAAACACCTTCGAGCTGCGCGTGTTCGTCTCCAGATCCCACGCATATGCCTCGACGGTCGAGACGCCGCTCCGCTGCTCCAGCTCGCGCACGCCGAACTGGATGTTGCCCCACTCCTGAGCGACCGCCTCAGCAAGGCGGATGCTCGCGCCGGAGACGTCCTGCCCGCCGCGTGCGTACTGGTACACCGCGCTCTCAGCGAGCGTCATGCGAGAGCACGCATTGAGGATGCGATCCATCGCGCGGCGCTGGTCACGCGGGTTGCGCCGGGCCATGACCATCGCGGCCTGCACCTCGGCGATCTCACGTTGCGCCCCCTGTTCGACGAGCGCGTCGCGCTCCGGGGCTGCGGTGAATGGGTTCTCTGCGCGAACGACTTCGTTCATGGTGTCCTCACTTCAGCCGCAGGACGCGGCTCTCGCTCTCGATGGCGAAGCGGTTGTAGACGTCGGGGGCCTCGGCCTTCAGGCGCGTCTGGTCGAGGCGTCGCGCCGTCTGGTTCTTCCACGTCACGAGCGGCTCACCGCCCGGCCCGTAGAGAGTCTCAGCCGGGCCCATGAAGAGGCGGACGTCCTTCTGGAGCCGCTCCTCAACGCTCTCCCAGTGCTTCACCTGAGCCTTCGCTTCGCGGAGCTGTTCGACGGCAGCCGCGGCGGCGGCGTCGGCGTAAGCGATCGCGCCGGAGTTCGCCTTGCTGTAGCGCTGGTTCACCTCCGCAAGCGTCACCGGCGGCGGCGGCGCGTTGTCGACGACGTACTGCCAGAACTCCAGCTCACCTTCGGTCACCGCGGTCAGCAGGTTGTCGTCGGCGGGGACGATGTAGAAGCGGAACTCGACGCCAGCGAACAGGACGGGCACGAGCGCAAGCCGGACGCCGGCGCACAACATCTCGTGATGAACCTGCACGAGATAGTCCGTCGGTATGTCGGCGCTGCCGTCCTCGCCCCACTTCGCGTCGGAGCGTGCGGTCTTCGCCTGAACGACGGCAAGCTGGCCCTCGAACTCCGTCACGCCGTCGAGGGTTGCCCAGCGCGGCAGAACATCGTCCGCCGTAGTCACGACAAGCTGTCGTGCGATGACCGGGGCGCCGATGCGCTCCTCGGCAAGCTCCAGCACGAACGACTCGATCGCGTTGCCGAAGCGCATGGGGATGGTGGGCTCGACGCGCACCGCGCCCTTCTTCTCCTCCCAGAGCTGGAGTCGCGTCTTGAACGCGGAGACGCCGCAGGCCGCCGCCGCGTCGCTGGCGCCGAGCCCGGTATGGCGCAGGACGACGTCGCCCTTCGGCAGGGCGCGCGCCGCGATGGCGGCCGGCAGCGTCACAGCAGCGGCTCCTGCTCGGCCGGCTCGCCGGGGCCGATGTTCTCGATCGGCAGTCCGTGCTGGATGGCGTACAGAAGGTCGGCCTGCGAGGCCGGGCCCGCCTTGAAGCGGTTGGCAACCACCCGCCCGACGGCTTCCCGCTGGGAGCGGGCCACGACGAACCGGGGGGCCTCGTCCGGGCTGTCCACCCGGTAGATCCGGGCGCCCTTCGCAATCACACTCTGGGAGGTCATTTCAAGTACCCTGTATGGGGGGAGGACAGAGTGCCAAAAATAGTTGCCGGGGGGTATTGACACAGCGTACCCAGTAGGTAAGATGACCCCATGAGCCGAGCGGTTCGGCTCCAACCAAGGGAACTACGAAAATGGCTCACCAGATCGAAAAGCGGAATGGCAAGTACGAGTTCGCCCACGCCGGCGCCCGCGCGTGGCACGGCCTCGGCCAGCAGATCCTCCCGACCGACGACCTCGACACGATCGTCGCCAAGGGCGGCCTCAACTGGCGCGCCGAGCGGGCCGCCGTCTCCTACCTCGTCACCGTCGACGGCCGCGAGGAGTCGCGGAGCTTCGAGAACCGCTCCGTCATCTACCGGAGCGACACGGGCGAGGCCCTGAGCGTGCAGAGTGACAGCCGGTACAACATCCACCAGCCGGCCGACATCGCCAACTTCTTCCGCGAGTTCCTCGCGGAGCGGAAGGTGACGATCGACACCATCGGCGCGCTCAAGGGCGGGAAGATCGTCTGGGCCCTCGCCAAGCTCGGCCCGGAGTTCCAGATCAAGGCCCCGGACGGCTCGAAGGTCTTCCCCTACGTCCGCCTCCAGACGTCCTTCGACGGCTCCCGCGCGACCTCGCTGGCCGCCACGGTGATCCGGCAGGTTTGCGCCAACACCGAGGCCGCCGTCGAGGCCGACACCCGCAGCCGCCAGCGCCGCGTCTCCCACGTCATCCAGTGGAGCGACGACGTCGTCGAGGGGCTGAAGGCGGAGTGGGAGCAGCTCGGCGAGAACCTCGCCGCGACCGAGCTGGTCTGGAGCAAGCTGCACAGCCAGAAGCTCCCGGACGGCAAGGTCAAGGCGGTCTTCGCCTCGCTCCTCGGCATCAACCTCGCCGAGATCGAGAAGACCTCCGCCAAGCAGCGCGGGCAGCTTGAGGCCCTGCTGTCGGCCTACAAGTCCGCCCCGGGCGCCGTGCCGGGGACCGCGTTCGGCGCTCTTCAGGCGGTGACCTACTACGCCGACCACCAGAGCATCGTCCGCGACACCGCGAAGGACGGCAACGACGGCGCCCGCATCGCCTCCGCCCAGTTCGGCACCGGCGCGCAGCTCAAGCTGGCTGCCCGCGAGCGCCTGCTGGAGCTGGCGGCCTGACCCACCACAACCGCCCCGGGGGACTGACCTCCCCCGGGGCTCAAGGGAGAACGTCATGGGAGAGAGAATCCTGTTCCAAGCCGTCGACGAGGTGAACGGCCGCGTGGGCCCCGTGGTGTACGCGCACTGGGCGGGCGAGGATGGCGACATCATCGCCGCCGCGGTCCTACGGCGCTGCCGCGGGAAGTTCGACCCGGAGGGCGCGACGCCGTGGATCGTCTACGAGGCGATCGCTCGGGAGTTCGAGCCAGCGCCGACGAGGGACGATTACGGGAGCGTCTACTGCTACAGCGCGAGCGAGGCGCTGACCGCCGACGACACGCACGGCGACGGGGGAATCGTCCTCTTCGTCCTGACCCGGGAGGGGCTGCAAGTCCGCGCCTTCGGGGGCTACTGGGACGTCGGGGCGGAAAACGCGCTCATTCGGAAGGCTTGACACAGCGTACCCCGCCGCGCTATGGTTCGATCCATGGCCGGCGGGTGTCGCCAGCCACACAAGGGAGACTGCCATGAACCACCTGCCCAAGCTGACCTTCATCGCCCTCGGGCCCGAAGTCGAGCCCAGAGTGACGGCCATCGCGCCGCACTCGTGGGACCACTACCTCGAAGCCACCGCGCTCGGCAACCAGCGCCAGAGCCCGAAGTTCCGCGACCACGTCCTCGCCGAGGTCTTCGGCAAGGGCATCACGACGATCATCCCGGCGTGGGTCGACGCGGCCCTGACCGACATCGTCGAGGGCTACGCGGGCCCGCACGCCGACCGCGTCAAGCAGCTCGCCGCCGTCATCCTGCTGCGCGAGTCCTTCGAGCGCCCCACCACCGAAGCAACGAAGCCGGCTGATAAGCCGCGCGGCGTGACCCGGGGCGGCAAGCGCGTCGCCATCGTTCCTCCGCCGTCGTCGCCGCCGGGCTCGCTCGGCGCGCTGTTCGACGAAGAGGAAGCCAAGCTCACGGGGGCGGCATAACGCCGCCCCTCACCAAGGGAGAAGACCATGACCACCGACAACATCGTCCGCGACGCTCGCGCCTACGTCCGCGCCATCACCGACGACGACCAGAACGAGAGCGACCTCTACCGCGCCGGCCACGAGAAGTATGGGGCCGTCGTCTGGTACAGCGTCGTCCGCAGCGAGATCGACCTCGCCGCCATCCTCGACATCCTCAAGGACTTCAGCGGCCTTCCAGAGAACGTCGTCCTCGACGAGCTGCGGCGCACGCTGGCCCGCTTCGTGGAGGATTCCCAGTGAAGGGCTTCAGTCCTGCCGAGGCGCCGGAGAAGCTCGTCCTGAGCTGCGAGGCGACGCACAAGCTCTGGGACTTCTTCGAGCTGAGTGCCGACCAGCGGGCGAGCGTGGCCTTCACGCTCTTCTGCAACATCGCCGTCGACGGTGACCGCACCGACGACGAGCTGGCCCAGCAACTCAAGGAAGCTCTTCGTGGAGTTCGCGCGGCGCGCCAGCGGGTGATTCAATGAGCAGCAAGCTGAAGCGCCGTCGCGAACTCATCGCCATCGCCGAAGGTGAGGGGCTCAAGGTTCTCGACGCGAGCATGACGGGCGGCGGCCACTACTCCTTCACCGTGGAGGTGAACGGCCGCCGGAGGAAGCTCACCGCCGCGGCGAGCCCGCGCGTTGAGTGGTCATCCACGGTGAAGTTCCGCGGCGACTGTCGCCGCTTCAAGATCGAAGCACAAGGGGAGAAGGCATGAAGAGGTTCCGCATCGTCATCGAGGTCGAGACTGACTTCGTTCCCGACGGCAAGCACGGCTCGAAGCCGGTAGTGGTGCCGAGGTACGTCGTGCAGAGCAGTTGGCTTGGAGTCTTCTGGGACCGTCACCCGGGGACGTCAACGCTCGGCTACAAGACGCGCGAGGACGCCACTGCTGCGATCCACATCCTCTCGACTCCGCCAATCTACTTCCGCGAGGGCTGACCGTGTACGCCAAGGTGTTCGCCCAAATCTACGATGGCTCGCTCTGCACCAGCGGCCCATGGCAGGCCCTCGTGACATTCCAGCAGATGCTCGTCCTCGCTGACCAGAACGGGGTTGTCGATATGACCGCGGCGGCGATCGCCCGGCGCACGACGATCCCGCTCGACATCATCGAGACGGGCATCGCTGCGCTGCTGAAGCCGGACCCCGAGAGTCGCACGCCGCTGGAGGACGGGCGGAGGATCGTGCAGCTTTCCGAGGGCCGCTCGTGGGGCTGGCAGATCGTGAACTTCCGCCAGTACCACGCCATCCGCAGTCAGGAGGACCGCCGGGAATACCACCGGGAATACTGGCGTGCGAAGCGCTCGCCGAATGCCCGGCCTCAAACGCCTCAACAGGCTCAACAGAACTCAAGCGTCTCAACCTATACAGACACAGACACAGACACAGACGTAGACGCAGAGGTAACTGGAGAGAGGACTGAATCCTCTTCCTCACCCTCAGCGTTGGAGGCCGGTGTTGCGGGCTTCGCCCTGACACCGCCCGAGCCCCCGACGGACGCGAAGCGGGAGAGGCGGAAGGCGTTGGGGCACTTCGTGCCGGAGGACTTCGCCGTGCGCGGCTCGGATGCGGACTGGGCACGCGCCGAGTTCCCGGCGGTGGATCTGTTCACCGAGACGCAGAAGTTCCGCGACCACGAGTTCGACAAGCCCCGGAGCGATTGGCACCGGGCGTGGCGCAACTGGATCCGCAAGGCCGGCGAGGGGAAGGGGGTGCGCCGTGGCTGACCGTTGGACCCCGCCCAAGGCGGACGAACACCTCCGCAAGGCGCCGGTCCCCCATGGGCGCCCGCCGGCCCCGGCGCCGACTGTCTGGCCGCAGCCGTGCCGGTGGCAGGCCGGGCTCAACCGGCGGCTCTTCGGGATCGTCCTGCGGGCGGCAGCGGCCGGGGTGTTCCTGACACGCGAGCAGCTCAACAGCGCGCTTCGTGAGAAGTCCCGGCTGGCCCGGGAGCTGCGGGAGATGTTCGGCGACGGGCGGGCCCCGGAAGCGGCCCTGAAGGATCTCGACGGCCCCTACGGGGAGGCCCTCTGCCGGGCCGCTGGGATCGCCGTGAAGTTCGCTTCCCGTGGGGGGCCGCTACCCATGCCTACCCCACGGGGAGATCGTGCAATGGCGGGCCGCTCCGAAGGGCTGGTGGCAAATGACGGACTGGGAACAGGCAGCGAGGGACGCCCGGGAGCTGCGCCGGCAGCAGGTACGGGCGGAGATGGCCCGGGAGTCCCCGGGGACGCTGGCGGAGCTGGAGACGATCCGGGCGACCTTCGGTGGGCTGGCCTTGAGGAGCTGGAGCCCGACCTCGACGTGGCCCGGGGGGACGTGCCGTGACCCATGGTTCGACGAAGCCCGGGAACGGGAGCGGCGGTACATCGACGCGCACCCCGCCTGCGTGCGGGATGTGTCGGTTCTGGGTCCGGCGCCCAAGCGTGGGCGGAGGTGAGTGTCGGCGGCAACCGCCCCGGCCGGCGCCGACGCAACAGGTGGCGCTGTGGCCCCTCACGGAGCCGCTCGACTGGTGCGGGAGTTTCGAGTCGAAGGTGAAGGGAGGCTGAGATGAAGATTTGGCACGCGCACTACTACGACGAGCATGAGGGGAGCTGCCATGTGTGGGCGGCGAATTGCAAGGACTTGAGGGCAGAGATGGAAGACTTCGAGAAGGCGAACCCCGACGCCGAGCTTCTGACGTGCCGCTGGGAGGACTTCCCGACAACCAAGCGCAGCATCGTCCTCTGGCTCAGGGCTCATGCGAATCGGGAGAACGGGTGATGAGCAACCGTTGTGACCAGTGCGGAGCGAAGCCAGCGTGGCGCCACGAGCGCACCGGCAAGCACCTGTGCGGAGGGCACCGCTGGCGCGCGGACAAGCAGTGGCAGCGCGAACTGGATGCGTGGGGCCGCGAGTCTCACGAGTTGCCGTCGTGGATGCTGCCAGCGATCTTCGCTTGCGGTATCGTGCTGGTACTCTGTGTGAGGGCAACGCTATGACGCTCGACGAGATCGCCCGGCGGATCGGGATGTTCCCTTCCACCATCACGCCGCTCGATTGGCACGACCCGAAGGGCGAGCGGTGGCATATCCCCGCCGACCAACTCCGCGCCCACCTCATCACCGGCGACCGGCCGCTGCGGATTCTGGCGGCGATGGGCACATTCTGCCCCGATGTCGAGCTTTGGCTGCTTGAGCCGGGCGTCTGGCGGATCAACGTTACGAACGGGCAGAACGGCGGGGCGCGAGAAGGGCAAGGCTACTCGCCTGAAGAAGCCATCCTCGCCGCCGCCGAGGCGCTGCCACCACAGGAGACGCCATGACCACGAAAGATCCCGCCGAACGGCTGAAAGTTGCTCGGTACACCGCGTCGCTTTACACGCAGGCGAACAGCGACGTAGACAACGGCCAGTTATTTTGGGCGTTGATGACCGCGTTGGACGCTCACGACGCCCTGCGCGCCGAGGTCGAGTCGCTAAAGAAAGAGTTTGACGACTTCCATGCGGGCTATCGCCAAGCGCGAGACGCAGAGGTGCAGCGGCTGTGCTCAAAGATTGAGCGGCTGCGGGCCGCCCTTGAGGCTTTCGTCAATCTGGAAGCTCACCGCCCGTGGGAGGTCGAGGGCCAGTTGGTTTGCCTGATGGACAACGCAAGGGAGGCCCTGCGCCGTGAGTGACCTGACCGCCGACGACTACGCCCGGCTCGCCACCGAGATCGGGATGGTGGCGTCCCGCCCAGTTGACGGGGCGTACACCGACCCAACCCAGCCGAAGGGGTGGCACGTTTTCGACCTCCCCGGCTACCTCGCCGAGCCCGCGCAGATGGTGAGGATTCTGGCGTTGCCGATGCGCGGCGACCTGTGGGAGATCGAGCCCGACGGCGCGAGGTGGGCAGTATCTCGGGTGGCGTGGGACGACTACGAGCCGAGCATTACGGACTCCGGCTTCGCCCAGACCATCGGCGAAGCCGTCCGCGACTGCGCGGCGCGGGCGCTGCGGCCGTGAACTTGTCAGCAATGCTTACACGTTGGCTGCGCCGCTGGCTGCACACCGGCGCTCACTGGCTCGGCCTGAACCACGGGCGGGTCTGGTCGATCACAGACAGCGACGGCAATGTCTGGATCGGCTTCGAGTGTGGCGGCTGCGGCAGCATCGACGATGTGCATAAGCGGGCGCTGCGGCCGTGAGGCCAACCTACGAATCCGCGAAGGACCGCGAGCGAGAGCGGGTCGCGGCTTCCCTGCTTGAGCAGCAGTGGCGGATCGTCGCGCGCAAGCAAGAAGGCTTCGCGTCGATCGACTACCGGCTGGAACTCCCCGGGGGTGAAGTGGTCGCCCTCGCCGAGGTGAAATACCGGCCAGTGCCTTATCCGAGCATCTTCCTCTCGCTCAAGAAGGCGCCTGCTATCCGGCAGGCAGAGCGGAACAACCTCGACGTCTGGTACTGCATCCTCCGCGACGACGGGCTCTTCGCCGCGCGCCTCGACCCGCAGCTCCGCTACCCGCGGCAGATGGGCGGGCGTCGTGACCGCGGCGACCCCGCGGACATCGAAGAGCTTGCGCTGGTGCCGTGGTCCGACTTCACAGCGGTCACGCTCTTCGAGGCATCACGCAACGTCCCGCGGCCGTAGCAGCGCGGCACGTCCACACAACAGACAGCCTCGTAAGAGTTGCTTGACACGCCACTCCGCGGATAGCATCTCTCGCGCGCGGCCTCCGACACGGGCCGCAGTGGAAGGAACCGACATGGCGAAGACCAAGAAGCCCGCCCCGAAGCCGGTGAAGCCGGCCAAGGGCAAGAAGGGCTGCTGACGGAAAAGGGGCGCGTCTGGGGTCGGTTGTGGGTCTTCTTCCCCCAGCGCAACGGAGCCCGCCCCGCCGGAGCTGAGAGCGCGCTTACCCTTGGGCGCACGTTCCCACTCTCAGCCCCGGCGGGGAGCATCGGCCCCACAAGGGATGCCATCGTGAAAAGGGGCGGCTCGTGGGACTGGCATGACCCGCGACCGCCCGCCCCGCGGTGTGGTGTCCGACCCGCAAAGCTCGCTTGATCCGCGAGTTGTTCGGCCCACGCCTCGGGGAGCTTCCCAGCGAAAGGCGCCACATTGAAAGCCGTCCACGCCCGCTACGTCGCTGTCCGCCTCGATGTCCGCGGAGGTGAGACGGTCATCGAGTACCGCGCCCCCTACGAAGCCTTCGCGAAGATCGTCGGGTTCCTCCACGGGCAAGACGCCCTCATCGTTCCCGCCAGCGAAGCCCCCATCCCCGAGAACCATCCCTACGGACTGGTGGGCGAAGAGCCCCCAGTGGCATGATCGACACCGCCAGCACCGGCGGGAGATCCGGCGTTCCCACTCTTCCCCCAGAGAACCGGGTTCCTCCGATGTCCTCCCCATCGGGCCCGGGCGCCATCGCGGCCACAGCCCCCGCGCTCTCCCCCGGTGCTGGCACCCTGCGGTAGAGTCCCCGCCCATGGACCGACGCACCGAAGCCCGCATCGCCACCGGCGCCAAGATCAGCGCCGCGCTACAGGGCAACGCGAACACCTCCCGAGCCCGGGTCGATGCCACGCGCCGGATGGTCGAGCGGTACATCAAGGCCGCGCCGAGATACCTGACGCGCATCGAAGCCATCGAGAAACGTCTGCTGACCGCGAATCACCTGAGCCCGGAGCAGATCCGCCGGCTGGAGATCGTCGCGAACATAAACCTCAAGAAGCTCGACAAGATCATCCCCGACATCCGCCAGCTCATCGTGACGGAGAGCGGCGTGCCCACGGTGCGCGAGAAGGAGCAGCTCATCGCCGAGGCGAAGCAGCTCGGGCTCGACGTGGAGAAGCTCTGGGCCGACTACGGCGTGAGCGAAGGCGAGGTCATCGAAGGTGAGCTGGAAGAAGACAGTGATGCACCGGATTCGCAAGCTGGCGCAGAAGCCGAAGCTCCGTGACCCTCGCGTCATCGTCTGCGCGTGCAGCGAGTGCGGGGCCGCGATGCCGCTCACGGAAGTCCTTCGCGCGGCGAACCCCTTCGACCTCAACGAGCTGATACAGGGCTGCCCGGCCTGCAAGAGCATCGACTCGATGATCCGCGTGTGCGAGGTCGAGGGCTGCACCTTCGACGCAACGTGCGGCATCCCGCTCAAGAGCGGACGCTATGTGCAGTGCTGCGGCTCACATTTCACGGCGCTCGAAGAGAACGACCGCGAGGACCGGCGTGAGCCAGACTGCTGAGGCTGCGCTCGAAGCACTCCGCTCCGCAGTCTCCGTGCGGAAGCGGGCGATGCTCTACCGGGAGACGCACGCCCGCGAGTTCGCGCCGCCGTGGTACGACTGGCAGCTCGACTTCTTCAGCGCCACCCGCAAGCACCGGCAAGTCATGCTCCTCGCGGCGAACCGCGTGGGGAAGACCTTCCCGGGCAGCTACGCCTTCGCCATCCACGCCACCGGCCAATACCCCGACTGGTGGGGCGGCTGCGTCATCCACTACCCCGTCACGGCATGGGCTCTTGGCGTCGACGCGACCCAGACGCGCGACGTGCTACAGCGCGCCCTCTTGGGCATCGAGGGGCAGGACGGCGTCTGGCGCGGCGGCTGGATTCACCACGAGGAGATCGTCGACATCGAGCGCGGCAACCTGCCGGGCGCCGTCTCGAAGGTTTACGTCCGCCACAAGTCGGGCGGGATCAGCGTCATCGACTTCAAGGCATACCGTCAGGCCAGCACGGGCCAGAAGTCGCTGCCCTTCGCCGGCTCCTCCGTCGACGTGATGCTCGTGGACGAGCAGCCGCCTGACGAGGTGATGGGCCAGCTACGAACCCGCCTCATGACCGGCAGGAAGCACCGCGGCGGGCTCCTCATGCTGACGCTCACGCCCGAGCTTGGTGAGACGGAGCTGGTAGCTCAGTTCATGGGGTCGCGTGATCTCGTGAAGCGCCCGGGCAGGGACAGTCGCAGGCAGCTCTACCTCGTCGGGCCGATCGCGTGGGACCGGGCCGCGCACCTGACGCCAGAGCTGCGCGAGGAGATGCTCGCCGACTACCCCGAGCATGAGCGTGATATGCGGTCCAAGGGACTGCCCTACTACGGGAGCGGGAAGATTTTCAGCATCGACGAGTCCATGGCGGTCATCCCGCCCTTCGACATCTCCCAGCGCCCGTGGCTGCGCGTGCTGCGCTCGCTGGACATCGGCATCGACCACCCGACCGCGATGGCGTGGCTCGCCTTCGACCCGGAGGCGCAGACGTACATCCTCTGCAAGACCTTCAGGCAGGGCGATCGCTCGGCCTCCATCCACGCCTCCACCCTTAACTCGATGTGGCGCAACGCCCCGCTCGTGGTCCCGCCCGACATCGACTCCCGTGAGAAGGGCTCAGGCGAGACGGTGAAGAGCCACTACGAGGCCGGAGGCATCACGGCGCCCATGGTGACATTCCAGAACCCCGACGGATCGCGCTACGTCGAGCCCGGCCTGTTCGCCATGCAGGAAGCCTTCCGCACCGGCCGGTTCCTCGTGTTCCGGGACGAGGCCGCGCACTTCCTCGAAGAGGCCCGCTCCTACCACCGTGACGAGAAAGGCGCTATCGTCAAGAGGCGGGATGATGTAATCGACGCGGTGAGGTACGGCTTCCAGATGGTCGCCACTCACGGCATCCAAGCCGCGGAGCGCGAGCGCCCGCTGGCCGCTCAGGGCGGCCTCTACCCGCAGATGGGTCTTCGGCGAGTGAGGTAGCGCGATGGCAGCGGTCGAGTCAGAGGTGATGGCGGATCTCGTGGCGGGCGAAGTGGAGACGGCGGAGCCGGAATATCGCTATACCGACGAGGAGCTGGCGGCCCTCATCGACCAAGAGATCAGCTCGTCAGCGACGGGCGACTCCGACGACCAAGAGGACGACGTCGCGCTCGCGGTCGACTACTACCGCGGCGTCGAGCCGCAGCCGGCCGGCACCAACACGTCGGACTACGTCTCGATGGAGGTCTTCGAGTCCGTCGAGAGCATGAAGGCGAAGCTCATGAAGACCTTCGCCGGGTCGCGCGACGTCATCCGCTTCAAGCCGATGAGCGAGCGAGACGTCGAGAACGCCCGCCTCCGCACCAAGTACGTCAAGCGCGCCCTGTTCCACGAGAACCCCGGCGCCGCGATCCTCCACGACGCCTTCCACGACCTCTGCCTGAAGCGCTTCGCGTGCGTGAAGCGCTACGTCAAGACAGAGCGCATCGTGACGTGGCGCGACCTCGAAGACATCCCGGAGGAGCAGATCGAGGCCGCGGTCATGATGGGCTCCGTCGAGGACATCGAGCCCATCTCCGAGCGCTGGGAGGACGTCGAGGTACCGACCCAGTTCGGCCCGGCCGTCATCCGCCAGAAGCTCATCACCGCCCGCGCGAAGACCGTCGAGGAGCGGCAGTACCTCTGCGTTGAGGTGCTGAAGCCCGAGAACGTCCACGTCTTCGCCGGCGTCGAGGATCTCTCCGACCCCTCGCTCCTCCCCGGCGTCGCCATCTCGTACAGGAAGCGCCGTTATGAACTCATCCGGGAGGGCTTCGACCCGGAGATCGTCGCCGAGCTGGAGTCAGCCTCGGGCTCCTCCGTGACCGACGATCGCAAGATCATGAACCGGGACTCGCGCAGCACGAACGGCTCGACGTTGCGCGGGCTCGATGAGATCGACATCGAAGAGGCGTTCGTCCGCATCGACATGATGACGCCTCGTGACCTCCCCGAGGCCGATGCCGAGCTGTGGCAGATCATCAAGTCCGGCGGAACGATCCTCCTCAAGCAGCGCGTCGACGAGATCCCGCTGCGCTTCGCCACCGCCTACCGCATCGCTCACGAGCCCGTCGGCCTGTCCGTGGCGGACGTGGCGATGGACGTGCAGCGCGCGACCTCGAACGTCACGCGCGGCATCATCGACAACATCCACCGCGTCAACGCTGGCGTCCGGGCCGCGGACCTCTCGAAGATCCGCAACCCGCGCGACCTCATCGACAACCCGATCGGCGGCATCGTCGACACGTCCGACCCGCAGGCCGCCTTCGCCGTCGTCCCGCAGCCCGCGCTGTCGGCCGGCACCATGCCGATGATGGAAGTCCTCGCCACGCAGAAGGAGATGCGGACGGGCGATATGCGGATGGGCCGCGGGCTCAACACCGGCGACGTCATCACGCACCAGAACGCGAAGGACATGATCGCGCAGCTCATCGAGGTGGGGAACGCCCGCCCGATGATGATGGCGAAGCTCCTCGCCGAGACGTTCATGAGGCCGCTTCTCCTCGACCTCTGGAAGCTCGGCTTCGAGGCAGACGTGCCGCTGAAGCTCGACATGGACGGCAACGTCACCGAGGTGCGCCCGTCGCAGCTTGGCGAGGGTGACGAGATGGAGATCGACGACGCGCTCACTCCGGAGTACGGCCAGAAGCGCGCGCAGAACACCATCATGCTTCACTCGATGGTCATGGCGAACCCGACGCTCGCGCCGCTCTACCAGATGCAAGAGCAGTACGCCGCGATGTCCGAGGTGTTCGACCTCCTCGGCCAGCCCAATTGGCTCGCCAACCCCAGCGACCCGAAGGTGCAGCAGCGCCTCCAGCTCGCGCAGCAGGCGGCCCAGCAGGCGGCCCAGCAGCAGCAGGCGCAGATGGCCCAGCGCATCGGCATCGAGGTGGCGAAGCTCATGGCCGAGGCGCAGGCGAAGCAGGCCGAGCCCAAGCTCAAGAAGGAGGCCCTTGACCTTCAGGCGTCCACCGCCGCGGCCAAGCAGAACCTCGATGAGCGCAAGTTCCAGCACGAGGCTCAGGTCGACAAGGCCGAGCTTCAGATCGAGCGCGAGCAGAATCGCGCCGCGTCCATCGGGGACGTGTGATGGCGGCGCGGTTCGTCTCGACGCTGCTGAAGACCATCGAGGCCGCCGGGCCGAAGCAGAAGTTCGACGGCAAGCAGCTCGCCGCCTACCTGAAGAACAAAGGCGTCAAGCAGCAGGAGATCGAATACTTCGAGCGGCGCATGGGCCAGCCGTTCGCGGAGTCGACGAACCTCGGCGCGCTCACGACGGACGGCTGGAAGAAGCTCCTCGAACCTCTCCAGCTTCCGATCGAGATCAGCCGCATGGGCGGCCGGTTCAACCCGGCGCTCATCGACGACGAGCGTGTTGCCTCCAAGCTGGAGGGGATCTCGGCCAACATCGCTGAAGACCTTGCGCGCTACGGCAAGGCAAGCCTCTGGGACGGCGGCTGGCTGGTCGGATCGCCGACCGGCGCACTCACCCGGGCGGAAACCTACGGCGAGGCGGCCGATCTCGTCAGGAAGAACTTCGGCGACACCGACGTCAAGGTCTTCAATCAGTTCTCCGACGGCAGATACGCCGAGGACGCCTACTTGGGGGCGCTGACGGAGAACCCCGAGCAGTACCTCGGCGAAGACATCCGCGATCGCGCGCGCAGGCTCATCGAGCGCGACGAGCAGACCGCCAAGCGCCAGCAAACCCGCTTCGGCGAATACACGACGGAGCATGGTGACTCAAACTCCTACGAGGAGATCGTCTTCCGCGCGCCAGAGGCGACGACGCCCGATCGTGAGTGGAAGGGCCATCACCACTTCCCCTCCGCTGGCCCGGGCTACCTCGCGCATATGCGGACGAACGAGCGCCCCTTCTCCAACTCGCTCTTCATCGAGGAGATCCAGAGCGACCTCCACCAAGGCCGCAAGGCGGGCGACTATCGGCCTATGCCCGGAGTAGAGGACAAGTCGGTCGAGTTCCGCGACCGACTCTCGGCTCTCATGAGGCAGATGCAGGAAGCCAACTCGGCGTACTACAACGCGCGCGGAGGCAGCGCAGAGGAGGCTGCTGCGCTCGCGAGGCAGCGCGAGCTTTCCGAGCAAGTAGGCGCTCTGGATCGCGAGGCGCGCGACGCAGGCTTTGCCAACTACCGCGACAACATGGACGCGCCAGCAGCCGAAACCCCGTGGCGCACCAACTGGATCGAGAAGGCTTTCCAGCAAGCCATCACCGACGCATCCGAGCGCGGCCTTGGCGCGGTCGAGTGGACGCCGGGCTACGTCCAGTCGATGCGCTGGACGCTGGACAACCAGCAGGGCTACTCGAACATCTACGACAAGGAGATCACGCAGGCCGCCCGCAAGCTCCAGCGCCAGTACGGCGGCGAGATCACGGAGCCTTCTCGCACGTTCAATGACGTGAACCGCACAGACCTACCGGACGAAAGCGACGCTCGGGACGAAGCGCTCCGCGAACTCGCGGACGATGAGCCAAGCGCGGAAGACTTCAGGATCGAGGGTGTCGACGAGAACGGCGAGCCGACGGACGACTACGAGTTCGATCAGGACGCCTACGACGAGGCGATGGAGCGCTGGAGCGCACGCGTCGACCAGCGCGAGCGGGAGATCCTCGACGAGATCGAGGAAGCCAAGTACGTCACCGAGGACGACCGCTGGCGCTTCGAGATCACTCCGGCCCTTGCCGAGCGCGCGAAGCAGGGCTGGCCGACGTGGGCCCTCGCCCCCGGCGCCATCGGCCTCGGCGCTCTCGCGAGTGACGACGCAGAGGCCGCGTTCTCCACGCGCATCCCGAAGACGATCCCGATGGGCGAGGCGTCCGCGCTCATGGATGCCCGTCGTGACGCGGCCAAGGCGCTTCAGGAAGGCGACAGCATCACCGACGTCATCGACCGCACCGGCTGGCAGCCGGATATGCGGATCGGAAGCAGCGGGCTCGTCCTGCCGCGCGACGCCGTTGAGCAGAAAGTCCGGTCAACGACTCACCTCGACGACGTCATGCCGATGCTTGGCCGCGAGATCCCGTCATGGAACGGCACTATCGACTGGAGCAAGCTCGGCGCCCCGCAGCTCTCATCGTTCGACGACGTGGTCGCGATCGGAGCGAACCCCGTCGGGCGCAGCATGGCCGGTGGCGCCCTGCTTGGGGAGTTCGCCGATCTCCCAGACCTCTTCCGCTTTGACCCCGAATACCGCGCCCTCCCGGTCCTCCCTGACGATCGCGACGGGTTCATCGGCTCCGCCGGCTGGCGAACGTTCGACGCAATGGCAGGGAATGTGACCCCCTCGCGCGCGGCGCTCGGCATCGACACGCGCTTCGATCAGAGCCCGCTCGCGCAGCAGCTCAGTCCAGTGACCGGGCTCTTCAGCCAGCGCAACACGCTACTCAGCCACGAGATCCCGCACGTCGAGCGGGAGGCCAGCATCTCGGCGTCCGATGACCCGATGCTTCTGTCCGCACGGTTCGGCGAGGAGAACTTCGGCTATTGGAAGATGCCTCACGAGGTCGGCTCGCGGGCCAGCGAGCTGCGCGGCCGTGATGCGCCGGGCGGCCCGCTGGAGCCGTACATCGACACCATCGAGCGGGTGCGGCAGGCGTACCAGCAGAACGCGATCGTGCCCGGCAACGAGGCCAGCACCTACAGGCACGCCGGCTACTTCCTGCCGAAGGGCATCACCCGGCGGGCGGGGGCTGGCGCGGGCGTCGCATCACTCCCCCTCTTGAGCGGCGAGCAGGCCGAGGCCGCCGCCCTGCGCGAGGCTGCCGAGGGCGATGAGGCGGCGACGGCAGAGGCCGCCACAGCCGCGTCTGCCGCTGCGGCCACCCCGTATGGCGGCCTGCTGTATTCGTCGCCCTCCGACCTCCTCCAAGGCGCTCGTGCGGCCCTGTCGGGCGTGGCCGGCGCCGCTGTGGGCTTCGTGCCGGACTTCGTCACCGGGGTCGGCGAGGAGCTGTCCCGGGCCACCCGCGCCCGGGAGCAGATGGACGCCTACCTCGCCGGGACGGCCGACTCCCCTCTGGCCCGGCCTTCCGAGATTCCCGAGCTGCCCGTCGTGACCGACGAGGCGATCGAGGCGCTGGGCGTCGACCCGTCGGACCCGAACGCGCTCGTGGGCAGCCTCATCGCCCCGCTGACGCCGCTCGCCGCCGGCAAGCGCGCAACGTGGGCGGCTCGTGAGGGGCTCGCGATGCTCCGCAACCGCCGGCCGCCGCTGTCGGCGAGCCCGACGGAGCTGTCCGTGACCTCCGAGTTCGTCCCGGGCAGCGAGACGGGGCATATGCTCGACGCCAAGGGCGAGCCGCTCCTCGCGGCGCCATGGCGCGACCGCTACGCCTACTCGCTCACCATGGAGCCGCCTGTCGCGGGGTCGGTCGATCCGATCTATGCGGCGCTCGGCTACGGGCAGATGCCGGCGCTGCGCGGGCTCGGCAACTACACGGGGCCGTCTGGTAAGCCGGAGCGCAACCCGCTCATCGTGTCGCGCGTCGAGACTCCCGCCGGCCCGCTCACCGAGGAAGTGCGCGAGGACGCGAACTTCGCCGAGTACCTCCGCGGCGCGCTGACCGCCCAGAACGCTTCGGCCGCGCACAAGATCCTGCCGTCGACGTGGGGTAACGCTGACGCGGTCGCGGTGCAGACGTCGCTCCCGGGCTATGCTTACCCCGACATGATGGAATCGGCGCGCCTCTCCGCGGATCGCGCCGGCGTGCCGTGGGTCGATCGTGGCGATGGCCGCCTGACGCTGGCGCCGGGCTTCGCGGACAAGCCGCTGAAGACCCCGAAGCTGTCGGCCGTGCGCGGCGTCCTCAGCGCCGATGCGTGGCCGCAGATCCGCGGCGAAGCGGGCAAGATCGACAGTGTCTACGCTTCGCTCCCGTGGGGTCCAGAAGGCTCAGGGCAAGTGACTCAAGGACTGCTATCGCAAATAGCAGCGGCCAAAGACCCGTCTCGATTCTGGAAAGCAATCGAAGACCCAGCGGTAGCGGAGCGGGCTGGTCAGCTCGCACAGGGCGACAAGAGGTTCGGGGCAGCGAGCGGTCGCACGCCTCGGAAGGACATCCAGCGCTTGCGCTGGCTGATAGCGAACGGAGCCCTTCGTCAGTACGTCCAGAAGTTCGGGACGAAGGGCCTTCCCGCCGGGGCTGGGATTGGCCTCGGCCTTGGGGCTCTTCGCGAAGAAGACGCCGAATCGATTTGACGGAGCGAACCATGGATACAAAGTACCCGAACAAGCTGCGCCCGGCAACCGACACCAAGCCGGCCCATGAGAAGCCCGCGATCGCCGCGGACCCCTTCGACATCGAGAAGGCCCGCGAGCGGCGCGACGCGACCACCCCGCAGGCTCAGGCCGCGCTCCGCCGGAAGCGCATGGCCGAGCTGGCCGGGGGCAAGCCGTGAGCCTCCTCGACCGCTTCATCCGTCGGCCGATCCTCGGCACGCCGCCGAAGCAGCCGTACACCGAGGAGCGCCTCGCCGAGCTGCGCGGGCGCGCCGAGCGTGCCGCGGCCCTCCTCCGCAGCGACGCCTTCGTCGCGGCATATCAGTCATCGCTCGACACCATCATCGACGAGCTGCTGGCCCTCAACGTCACGGACCTCGATGCGCCCGCGAAGGCGCTGGGGCTCGTGGCGAAGGCGCAGGCGCTCCGCGAGCTGGTGGGCGACATGAACCGCACCGTCAACGAGTGGGAGCTGGAAGATCGGAAACGCCAGCCCACCCGCGTGACACGCATCTCCGCTTGACTCCCACAAGAAGGTAGCTTATGAACGTGACTCAGCAGCCCCCGGGCAATGACCAAGCGCGCAACGCGCAGTCCTCTGGCCCGCAGCAGCCTCCGCAGTCCCTCGGGCTCTCGGAGGCTGCCCGGCTCCTCGCACAGCGTCGGAGTGCCCTGCGCCAGCAGCCCGCACCAACCGAGCAGCAGGAACCGCAGCGGCGTGCGCCGGCCGAGGAGTTCGCCGATGAGGCGGGCGACGAGGTCGAAGCGCTGGCAGGCGACGAAGGCGAGGAACTCGAAGGTCAGGAACTCCAGCCGGACGGCGAGGAGCAGGCCGAGGCCGACGAGGGAATCACCGACGACGCGATCCTCGAACTCGACGGCGAAGAGATCCCGCTGTCGCAGATCAAGGAGTGGCGCGAAGGCGCCATGCGTCAGGCCGACTACCAGCGGAAAACCCAAGCCCTGTCGCAGCAGATGCAGGGGATCACGGAGCTGGAGTCGAACCTCAACAGGTTCGCTCATGCCATCAACCGGGACTTCCAGTCGCGGATCGAGATGGCATCCCGTGCCCTCCGGCCGTTCGCTGAGACGGACTGGGCGAAGCTCGCTCGTGAGAACCCGGCCGAATACAACGGGCGGAAGGTGCAGTTCGAGCAGGCCAAGGGCCAGCTCGCAGCCATGCAGCAGCAGTGGCAAGCCTTCGCGCAGGAGTACGACGGGCTCTCGCAGCAGGCGATTCGCATGAAGGCCAAGGCGGCCCTGCCCGAGATCAAGCAGCGGATCAAGGGCTGGAACGACGCGCTCTACACCGAGCGCATGGCCTTCGTGAAGGACACCTATCGGGCAGACGTCGACACGCTCTCCAAGGTCACGGACCCGTGGTTCTGGGAGTTGGCGAACGACGCCTACCTGTACCGGAAGGGCAAGCAGCTTCCCGCGCAGTCGAAGACGAAGCGGATTCTGCCCAAGCCCATCCGCGGCGGACAGGCTACTCCGCGCCAGCCGTCACAGGCGAAGGTGCTGGAGCAGCAGGTCCGGCAGATTGGACCGGGGAGCCGCACCAGCGAGCGTGAGGCACTCGGAGTGAAACTTCTTCAGCAGCGTCGCGCAGCCGCACAGAAGGCCGCGACGCGGAGGTAAGCCAACATGGCACGCGCAATCATCACCGGCGTCGGCGGTGTACCGCAGTCGTCGGTCGCATCCCGCACGAACAACGCCTACAACACCGAGGGCGTCGTCGAGTCCGTCGAGGACATCATCGAACTCATCTCGCCCTATGAGACGCCCTTCTACAGCCAGATCGAGAAGGGCGACGTCAAGGACCGCCTCCACTACTGGCAGGAAGACGTGCTGGAGCCGGCGGTCCGCAACAACGCGGTAATCGCGGGCTGGGAGCCCGTCACCGCCGCCTCGTGGAACACGTCGACCCCCGGCATGAAGTCCAACTTCGTGCAGACGTTCCTCAAGACGGCGCGCGTCACCGGCCAGATGCGGGCGGTCGACACCTACGGTCGCGGCGACGAGCTGGACTACCAGATCATGAAGCGTGGCCGTGAGCTGAAGCGCGACATCGAGTCGTCGCTGCTTGCGGACTCGACCGGCGTGGTCGGCGGCGGCGGCACCGGCGCGAACGCGGCGTTCCCGCAGGACGTGACGGGCGCCACCGCGGCGACGCTCACCGGCGCATTCCGCCTCATCAACACCGGCAACCTGCCGATCGGCGCCACGTCAGCCGCGGGCGCGGGCTCGGTGTTCGCCGGTCAGGCCGGCGGCGATGCGACTGGCGCGCAGCTTTCGGTCACGACCCCGGGCACGAACCGGCCGTTCACCGAGATCATCCTTCTGGCAGCGCAGAAGGCGGTCTATGACGCCGGCGGCACCCCGACGCAGGCGATCATGAGCGCCTTCCACGCGCAGATCATGGCGAACTTCGCCTACATCGACCCGACCACCAGCTCGGGCCTCAATGCAGGCACCCGCGTTCGCCAGATCGCCAGCGACAACGCCATCACCAACGTCGTCGATATGTATAAGTCGCCCTACGGGACGATCGCCGTCGTCATCGACCGCTTCGTGCAGGGCAACCTCCCTACCGAGACGAAGGGCTTCGTGCTGCTGGCCGACCCGGACTTCTGGAAGCTCGGCGTCCTGCGTCCGATGCAGTCGGAGATGCTCGCGAAGACTGGCGACAACGACAAGGCGATGCTCATCGCCGACTACACGCTCATCCACAAGAACACGAGCGCGTCTGGCGCGATCCGCGACCTCAACGTAACGTAAGCGACACAGGAGCCCCCGGGGGAAACCCCGGGGGTTTTCTCATGACTGGCTTCAAAGCCATCGTCGACAACGACGGCCCCGGGCGCGTCAAGTTCCAGCTTCAGCACTTCGAGGACGTCGGCCCAGCTCTTCGTCAGGCCGAGCTTCAGCGCAAGCTGGAAGCGGAGCGTCTCCGCAAGGAAAACGAGGTTCGCCCACAGGCGAAGCTGCCGATCACCGTCGTGATGTCCATCAAGCAGCGCTATGGCATCGACGCACTCAAGATCCGCCCGGACCAAGAGAAGCGCTTCTGGCAGATCCTTCAGACCGAATACCCCGCGCTGCTGACGACGCAGAAGAAGGTCTACCGCGCGCCCAAGCGCGAGAAGATCCGCTTCGCGCCGGGCACGCTCTCGCTGGCGCCGTGAGATGCCGGCGAACCTCACCGAACTCAAGGCCGACGTCGCGGGCTGGCTGAATCGCGACGACATCGACGACGCGGACCTCGGCAAGTTCGTCCGCCTCGGCGAGCTTCAGCTCGATCTCTTCCTGCGCTGCCGCTACACCTCGAAGACGACGCGCTTCTTCGTCTCGAACGGCCTCATCACGATCCCCGATGACTACACGGAGCTTCGGATCGTGCAGCCCGTCGGGACGTGGGACGGCGCCGACGAGGGGACGCTCGTGGCGAGTCCGCAGCCGCCCATGACGCCGGTGTCCTTCCAGTCGCTCGCGGCTTACCAGAGCGGCTCGTATCCGGGCTACCCCGCCAACTACGCGGAGACGCCGGACGGCGTGAGCTGGGCCATCTACCCCGCCGGCCTCTGGGCCATCGACGTGAGCTACTACCACAAGCTCCCGCCGCTCTCCGACGACAACGCGGCGACGGTGCGGCTCTTTCAAGCCTTCCCGGACGTGTACCTCTCGGCGGCGATGGTGGAGGCGGAGAATTGGCTCAAGGTGAAGGAGCCTGACCGCGGCCCGTGGCGCGGCAAGCTCGACGCCTACATCACTTCCCTCAACGGCAACAGCCGGCGCAGCGAAGTCTCGGGCGGGACGCTCGTGACGCGCTCGCCATACAGGTGACGTCATGCCGATCGGCTCACTCAACACCGCTACGCCGGGGTCCGGCGAAGTAGCGGGCACGTCTGGCCCTTCCGAGCTGAAGGGGATCAAGACCGAGATCCGCGCGAGTTTCCCGAACTTCACGGCAGGCAACGACGTCGTTACGAAGACCGCGTCCCAGCTCAACGACGCCCCCCAGAAGGGCGCTTCC